GCTACTAATGACCACGGAAAATCCGCACCTAAGAAACAAGTAACCCAATTCTAATATGAACCTACAACACGAACTACTCGACCTTATCTCAACTATCCAAGTACTGGACAAGCACTACGATGAAGCCTTTGCTGGCATCGAAGATGACCTGGCAGAACTTCGCCGAAATAACCTGTACCTTGAGGAGCGAAACAAGGTGCTCTCCAAGAAGGTTGATGCGCTGATTGAATACCTTGAGGTAGAGATCAAATTTCCTGACACATCATTGAAGGCTGTGAAGCTGGACAATGGAGTCAGTAATAATAACTAAACTAAAACCAATAACGAAAGTAAATATTATGTCACAATACGATAACACTAACTCCGGTACATTCTTCGTCAATGACCGTAAAGAAAAACCAAATCATCCTGACTACAGCGGGAAGATTAACGTCGAGGGCAAGGATTACTACCTCAAGGGCTGGAAGAAGACAGCCAAGAGCGGTACTAACTTCTTATCCTTAGCGGTGAACCCAGTTGAGGGTGGTGCAGGATCTGCCCCCAAAGCTGCAAGTGCGCCAACCAATGACGAAGCCCCCTTCTAAGTAATGCAATTCGATAAGATCTGGTGGGAGACATTCCGCCGTGATGAAGTAAGTGCCATTCTAACAATGACTGCCAATAAGAACACGGATTACACAGGAGGCGAGAGCTGCGATAACCCCTTCGCAAACTTTGACGGCTCCTCCGAGTTCGGCGTTCATCCATTGACTGGTGTTTGCATCCGAATGCAGGACAAATTCCAGAGAGCGAAGGCTTTCTGTAACGATGGTCAGCTAAAGGTAGTTACCAATGGCGACCAATCCAAGGACATATTCCGCGACCTAATAGGCTACTCGTTGATAGCCATAGGGATGCTCGAAAGAGCTGAGTCCGAGTAAGTCCTTGTGCTAAGATGCTTGCCCCTTACAATTCCGTAGGGGGCAAGTAACTCTTATGACTGATATAACCGAAACACACCGTAACGAAATGACTAAAATAAAAGAAGCAGCCGAAGTATCCCTCTCGATCTATAACACAATTGATGGTTATAGAATCCCGGAAGGAAACCGTGTAGCCCATAAGTCCCTTGGACAGGTCCTTCGTTCTCTGGTAGAATTACTTGAAAATGAACAATCTGGATCTACAAATACACAATCAGCCACATAGTGCTGAAGCCGAGGAAAAACTAATTGCATCCTGCTTACTTCCAGGTGACACATCCATATACGATATGGTTCGTCCCCTACTTGAGCCAGAGGATTTTTACTTATTACGCTTTAGATTACTTTACCAAACCATTGGTGACCTTGCACAGCTAAGTCAGCCAATTGATGAGGTATCAATCTCAGAGCACCTGAAGACCCTACAAGGGCTTGACGAGGTCGGAGGCATAGCAGGTATACTGTCAGTCACTGACAGCGTCTCCAGCACCACCTCAGCTAAGTTCTACGCCAAGACAGTAGCAGAGAAGGCAAGGCTTCGTGAGATTATGAAGTCCTGCCGACTCGCTGTTGAGGAGGTTGAGAATGAAACCAAGTCCTACGACGAGATTCGCAGCACCCTTGAGGCTGAGATAACCGAGCGTCCACTCCTTACTCAAGGTAAGGCTGACATAGGTTTCTCCGCTGACGAGCTACTGGCTGACATCGCCAAGATGCAGGCTGGTGAGTACGAGGCTGACGTTGTTAAGACTCACACCAATAATCTGGACCGTGAGTTCGGCAACCGAGGCATCGCTGCTGGTGAGGTACTGACAGTGGCTGCACCTACCTCCTGTGGTAAGTCAGCACTCGCTATGTACATCGTCTCTCAGTCCGTTGTAAAGGATGGTCACGCCTGCGGGGTGTTCTCCTTGGAGATGCCACAGAAGCAACTCACAAAGCGACTGACGCAGGTTATCTCAGGTGTTAACCTACGTAGCGTTGAGGATCAGACAGCTAACCCACAGCAGGAGAAGCGGGTCTACGATACCATCAACCAACTGAAGTCCTTACCTATCTATACTTCGCACTCCGTTAAGAATGCCGATGATCTGTACAGTCAGACACGTCAGTTCGTACAGAAACACGGAGTAAAGCTACTGGTGATTGATTACCTACAACTGATACCATTCTCTTCTAGGATGGGTAAGGCTGAGGGCATCGCTAGTATCTCTCACAAGATTAAGCAGATGGCTATTGATCTCAATATAGCTGTTATCCTACTGGCACAAGTCAACCGAGAGGGAGCCAAGGCTGGCCGACTCAAGTTGTATGACCTAAAGGATTCCGGGGACATTGAGAATGATGCTGATATTGTTCTGCTTATGTATCCGTCAAGCGGTGATGTTGAGTCCTCAAAGGACGTAGACAGCCGAGGGGCGTTCACTCGATTAACCTACGAGATTGCTAAGAACCGTGAAGGTGAACGTGATATCGGTGGGGTATTTAAATTCTATCACTGCACAGGGAGGTTCGGACAATGACGGAGAAAGAAGTAGCACAGTACATAATGGCAGCGTTCCCACGGATGAACAAGCTGACCAAAGCCGAGGACGAGTTCAGTCCTTTTGATTACGAGAGCATTGATTATCTGGTTGAGATTAAGGTACGCCGCAAGGCATATGACCCCTGGATCATCGAGGAGTTAAAGCTGGATACCAATATAGGCATCGCCGAATCAGTAAAGAAGGACTTCGTTTATGTGAACGGATTCCAGCACCTGCTGTACGTTTGGAATATATCTAAGCTAATTCGGGATGACTATGACTTCGGGTTCGAGGATCGTAAGATGCCTTGGACTACGGACTTCGATGCAGGACAAATAATAACTAAGCGCACTGGGTACTTGTACAACAGCAGCTCACTAATCATCAACACGGAGGGACTATGATAACTAAAGAAACATCAAAGGATATAACAGTAAACGGAGTAAGAGTAACCTGCTATTCAGATGGCAGTGTAGACAGTCACGGCATTCGGGGTGGGGATAGATCATTTGGCTCGACGAACGGCGATGGCTATATGCAGAAAAATGTTAATCTGCAAAAATTCAAAGTCCACGATCTGATCACAAGAGCCTTTCTGGGGAATAAACCAAAGGGATATGACGTTGATCACATTAACGGAAACAAGGCTGACAATAGACCATCTAACCTGCGGTACGTGACACGATCTGAAAACCTAAGAGGATACCAGAAGGTTCGAGGTAAGTCCAAGTACAGAGGTGTAACAGCCCCGAACAATAATCCTAAGTTCATTGTGAACGTAGGTCTAGGTAAAGAGCATCAATACAAGCTCAAGTACTTGGGTTCATTTACTGACGAGAAGGAGGCAGCTATTGCTCGTGATACCTTCTGTTTTGAGGAACTGGGTTATCCACTAGAAGGGTTAAATTTTCCTGAGTTATTTGTTGACAAGAAGGAGGATTCCGTACAGATTTCCAGTATGCAAAATACTGAAGAAAACATTGAGCGAGTTCAGACCCAGATTGATATGATTCGGCAGGAGTCCAGGCTTCTGTCATACCGTATTGATCGTATGACTGAACAGCGAAAGAGTCTTCAGGAAGAGAAGCGCAAGCTTAAAGATTTCCTTACGCAGGCTAGAAAGCCATAGTGTATAATCCAGATCGAGGTAAGCTGTAGGAGTAATCCGCAGCGGGGCTTTCATTTTAGTCCTTTTTGATTCCTCGTTTCGTTACGGTAGCCCCGTCCTCTGTGTGTTGAGGGCGGGGTTTTTTGTTACTTGGTCCGTAGTTGGATGATGCGCCTAACCTCCGGGTTTGCGATATTCTTTAACATCATCTCCCTCATCAGTGCTCGATTCTTGTGAGCACCCATTTCAATAAGACGATCAGCCCTACGCTGTGGGCTCAGTGTACGTATTAGGTGTTCCTTTTCAGTAAGGTTGTCGGACTTCGTATGAATAGCTATTAGTTTCTTGGCCAAGGATGGATCAGTCTTTGCTAATTTTCTCAAGTAGGCCGTCTTCTCCTTAGTGCCGCCAGGAATGTCATCGTATATTTGAGATGTGGATTCCTCCTTGACCAGTGGAATATCAGTATAAGTGCCTTCTATTACGTCCAGGATATCTGCGGATGATACCCTCGCTTCCTTCATCATAACAATGCGTTCATCCTGTGAGTACTTCCACGTCCCACCACCTAGGTTGAGGTAGTGCTGGCGCATAATATCCATATTCAAGCGTCGAGCCGTATTCATCTCCTCATAGGTAGCATCCAGTTCCTCTCTCGATATACGATTATCCGTGAACTTGCGAAGGCTGGATGAGTACTCTGTCTTTGCTTGACGCATTGGTTCAGATATATCAAATAATTTATTAATAAAAGATGTCTCTGCATTCCATCGGAAATCACGGACACCCAACATACGTAGTGCGTTGTCCTTTGTAGTACGATCACCTCTATCGGCGAGTGAATCACTCCATTTTTCGATAGTGTTTTGAGCCCCCGGCCTCAAGGTATCATTATAAATAATACCAATAGCATCCTTGGCTTGTTCGGCTGTTCTTGGGTCAACGCTTATTAATTTACCACCTGTGTCACGTCCCAATAATATCTTGGCCATTGCTTTAAATGGGAATGTACCGGGTGATCCCACAAATTGATCCTTTGCAAATTCAGCCAGTTTCTCTACGGGAGAATTACTCATCCCAGCGTCGAATGCCTTTGCTGCAATAGCCTGTGGTAAAACATATTCGGGGTTTACGTATCGACCCTTCCTTCCAGTTTCATCCGGGATGATTATCAACTTTTTATTGCTGTCCCATTCGGGAGCAATTGAAAAGCCGAACTGCTCCTCGTCCTTCTCCGTTACTCCCTTGGATTCATTCCACTGTGTGATGATGGCATCTGCTCCGGCTGTTACCCCAGCTAATGCTGCCCCGCGCTTTACGCCTTGTAAGCGCATTTGCGTTTTATTTGCCCTCGCTGGGTCAAGACCAATGTCCTTACCGAATGTACCAGTAGTCATCTGAGCAACGTACTTACCCTGGTTGTACATATTGCGAGTAAGTTCAGCAGAAAATGCCACGAACTGATCAAGTGCGCCAATCCTCGAAAGACTGCGCACTATATTACTTAGCTTGTCGTAATTGGCAAATGTATTATTAGTCATACGAGCAGCAGCAGCTTCAATTTCAGTAACGCTGTAATCAGGAAACATTTTCTTTAACTGTTTCTGATTGCCCTTCCATACAACGAACCGCATTGATACATCACCCACAGAGTAAAGCTTGCCGAACCAATCCATTGCTCCCTTTACTTTTCCCTTCAAGGATTTATTTAATCCCTGCAGTCCCCTGATAACATTTTGCTCGATGTCAGCCGCATTAACGCTCCTGGGCTTCAATCCGTACTGATTCATTTTATCAATGTCATCCAACAGTGCGCGTCGGCCTACAGTGTTCTTGCCAGAAAGCAAATCATCCCAGGATCCGAAGTCAGACATAGCAGCACGGAACCCCTTATGTGTCGGCATAATACCGGAGGATAAAACACTGCTCACGGCAGAAAGTAGATTAGTCGCATAGGACTCAGGATTCTGTAGAACCTTAGTTGACTTTGAAGTACCTATCCAAGTATTCCATATTCTGGATATGTATTCATTAATTTCAAAATTACTGATAGGTAATGTTCCGAAGCGCAACATATCCAATGATCGAGCTACCTCTGGGTCAATGAACACTGATGAGTCCCCCTCAATGGTTCTGAACTTCATCTGAACTTGATCGGGGTTGGCTGGCTTACGTGTAGCAACTCCAGAATCCAAAAGGAATTTAGCTATCGCAACATCCTCAGCTTTTGATGATGCTAGTCTAGCTAATCTATTAGCTGTACTAAATGCTCGCTCCTTGGGATCAGTGACCTCACCAAGCCAAGCGCGTTCCGCTGGTCCTGGATTACTGCGCTCACGTAGTATACCCTTGGATTCCTTCACGGCTCCCTGTTGCCTTCCTTCTGCCTTTCTCTGCCGCGCTGAACTTTTCCTAAGGTGGTCCATTTGCTTACGGGCTAAGTCCTCAGCTTGGGGCATTGTCATAGTCCCAGCATCAGCACCCATCATAATCTTTAGCTGTATCTCCTTGAGTGCAGCATCTTCTTGAGCCTTTGTGGGTCGATAGTCAGGGTCCTGAAAGATCTTATATGTCTGAGTCAAGTAACCCTGCTCGATAGAAGCCTCGATAGTTTCCCGTACTTCCTTCTGGCCTGCCTTCGATAGTCCCTCAAAGACTTCATCATCCATACCTTGAAGTAATGTACCCTGTAACTCTTGAATTGTTTCTCTCCACTTAATTAATTCAACCTTTACTGGGTCAAGTGATGGAACCATCTCTCCGCCCTTTAGGAAAGCGTCAACACTTTCTCGTACGGTTGGGTCCTTCTTTTCCAGCCGACCTACTACACGTTTAACTCTAGCACCTAACTCCTGTGCTCGGTTAATAGTACCCTTGGCCATTTCAATTTCATTTACAATATCGTTACCAAGAAGCTTTGACGGAGCAAATACCGACAGGATCTTGTTAATGATCCTCTTTGGATTTAATGGAGCATCGGGTGCGTAATTGTCCAAGTTGTTCAATGCAACAGCAGCCTCAACCTTTTGTTTATTTGAAACGTTATTGGCTATTTCTTGACGTGCAGCTTGGAACTCAAATGATTCACGGACAACACCCGGCATTGTTGGCTTTGGGGTCTGAGGAATCTTTTTACCATCCACAATAACCTCTAGTGGTTGCGTCTTGTCCTTGGGTGTTGCTGGGGCATCCATATTGAATGTACCATCGTCCTTAAATAGTGGCTTACTTTCCAGCGCCCACTCTAGATCTTTATAGGGAATAGTTCCATTGGAAACCATCTCCATTATCTCTGTAGCATTCTTTCCCTGTACCTTCTTGAGGAGGGACTTTGGAATCCTATACGCACCAGCACCAGCAAAGCCACCAGCTACGCCAGCAAGAATCTCTACAGCTAATGAAGTACCTGGGCTTAGATCTTCATTCTCAGCGTATTCCCTAGCAAGTCCAGCGGTAGTAGCTGCCCCGGACTCAATCGCTAGTAGACGACCAGTCTTATTGACAGCTTCATCTACAAAATCTTTTGCTACATTCTGAGCAACCTGTCCCGCTTTGGTTACGGCTTGTGCTTTAGTTGCTGTCTGAGCAACCTTTAAAAGAGGCATCGTGAAACCAACCGCTTCACCACTTACGCCACCAATGTATCCAGCCTTAGTCCTTGGAGCCTCGTCACGAGTTCCAATTGACTTCATAGCATTCTTGATACTCGCCGACCCACCAAAGGCATCAGGGGATACTATATCCTCGTCAATTATAGCGTTGGACACCTTGTTTAACCCGAAGCTAATTAGATCAACTGGAGCACCAATAACATTGGCTACTCCTAGGTTAAACTGATTCGCAAAGTCGTCCGCAAGGTAAGATGCTTCTTCAACTAGACCTCGATCCTGTTCAGATGCCTGCTTGCGACGATTGTATTCAACTGCTAATGCCTGTACGTCCTGGACGTTACCAGCAGAATCAGCATTACGAATGGCGGTTTCGAGCTGTTCATCGGTGAACTCCATTATAGATTTCTGGCAATAATTTCTTGAAGGCTTGCTTCTGCACCACCAACTGTAGTATCATCTGGGATAACAACTTCAGGTACAACTACAGGTGTAACTCCAGGAAAAATGTCCTCTGGAGTAAATGGTGCGTTGCTGAGTTTATCTTGAAGTCCTAGACCAGTAATAATGTCCTGGGCTGAACTTGCATCTCCTGACCTATATAGTTCTTTGGCTTCTACAAGTTTCTTAATCTTGTACTCGGTCAATTGAGCACCTGCCG